CACCAGCTTTCTGCGTGGATTGACATTTAGTGACTGTATCATTCTGTTTGATGAGTTTCAATCAGCGACTTTTCATGAGATCGATACTGTCTTAACTCGTATTGGTGAGAACTGTAGATTTGTGTTATGTGGAGATTACAACCAGAACGATCTGAATAACAAGAAAGAGAAGTCTGGTTTGACTGATGCTGTAACTATACTAAATAACATCAAAGATGTACACCATATTAAATTTGGGTTGGAAGATATTGTCCGAAGCGGATTTGTCAGGGAATATCTCACTCAAAAGGAAAAATTAGGATTATAGAATAAAGAGGATATGTAATGCCTATTAGTTCAAACAATACACATATATCATTCAACAACAATTCCACACAGAATACTGCATTCTTGGGGTCTATTGCTGCTGCTAATATCACTGGCCAGATCACTGCACCACAGATTGCTCCTGGTGTAATTCCTGCTGCCGGTATGACTGGACAAATATTTGCCTCAACTACACCTGGTCCTTCATCATGGACAGCACCACCAACAACTACAAGAATTAAAGTGACTGTTGTTGGTGGAGGAGGTGGTGCAGGACCTGGTGGCTACACTGTTCCGGGCGGCGCAGGAGGAGGAACTGGTGTTAGATCCATTCCTGTCGTCGGTGGAACACCTTATCCATACACGATAGGAGCAGGAGGTCCTGCTACCGGTGCAGGAGGAACAACATCATTTGGATCACCAGCGTCTGTCAGTGCAACTGGAGGTGCCGCTGGTCCTAGTGGATCCGGAGGATCAGGAAGTGGAGGAGATATAAATCTCGTTGGATGTGGAACAACAAACGATATTATTGGCGCAATTCCTGGTCAAGGTGGAGAATCCCCGACGCCTCCCTCACCATTTGGTTTTGGTACCGGTGGTGGAGGATCTCTCTTAACGGGAAGAAGATTTTCATATGGAGTTGGCAATCCATTTGGTGGTGGTGGCGTTGGCCAACTTCCTCCCGGCTCCTCAGGGTATGCCGGTGGTCCTGGTGGTATCATTATTGAATTCTAATGTTTATTTTTATTATGATTGATGTTTTTTGAAAGTAAATGATTATGCAATACATGCACTCCATACCAGTAACAGTTTTTGATAATTTTTTAGATGACCCAAATAAAGTTAGAAACTGGGCTTTACAGCAAGAATATTTTCCTGCCTCTTTAGGAAAATGGCCAGGACTACGCACCAAAGCAATTCATGAGTTAAATAAGCCGTTATTCGATCAAATCTGTAGAAAATTTTTCTCTCAATTTTTTGACTTGGAAAATCAAAAAGAGATTAAGTGGGAAGTTACTATGAACTTTCAAAATGTTGATGATAAGTATCACTCTGGTTGGATTCATTCAGATGAAGAAACTTCTCAGATAACAGGAATTTTGTACCTTTCTCCCAATTCAAATCTTGATGGAGGAACATCAATATTTAGAGAAAAGTCTAATGTAGTTCAACACGTTCATGAGCATACTGTAAAAAAACAAGATAGTTATACAAAAAAGGTAAGTATTGAAGAAGTAAAAAAATATAAAGATGTTCACAATTCACAGTTTGAAGAAACTATTCGTATATCAAATGTGTACAATCGATTGATTTGTTTTGATTCGCATTTACATCATGCCGCACAAAATTTTTTTGGTAGTGACATTAACGCTAGACTAACTCTTGTTTTTTTCGTGAAAAAGCTTTTTGTGAATACTACTCCCGTTAGCCGTGTTCGTAGAATTACAGCATAATTAATAATATTATAGAAAGGTGAAACAATATGAGTGCCCGTGAATTTTTCAACAGCAAAGGTGTACTACATTTTCAAGGTCTAGTACCACTTGAAGTATCTAAATTCGTAACCCACCTACTTGCCGTCAAAGGTGCAATGGGAGTAGGTGGTGATGAACAAATACCAAATTCAAAAGCAGCAGGTCATGGTGAGATGGCAACTGAAACCATTCTAGAAATGGTATGGCCAAGACTCGAAGAAGTGCTAGAAGAAGAACTCATTCCTACTTATTCATATTCTCGTTTATATGGCAATGGTGATGAGTTAAAGATACATTCTGATAGACCTTCATGTGAGATATCTGTTACAATACAGTTAGGTCGTTCCCATCATTACTCATGGCCTATATACATGGCAGGACATCGTTATGATTTAGCAGAAGGTGATGGTGTTGTATATAAAGGATGTGATCTATTACACTGGAGAAAACCATGTGATGGTCCACAAGATTATTATTCTGGGCAAGTATTCTGTCATTTTGTTCGTGCAAATGGACCACATGCAGAGTTTGCTGGTGACAGAAGATGGAATGGAAAACATCCATTTGTAAGAGACCGTATGTTTGACATGTATAGAAAGTGAGATTAAATATGTTGCATAATTTGGTATATCCTATCGCACCTTTCAATGCACCAGGAAAAGATGATGTTTGTTATTGGGAAGGTTTTCTTTCTGATGATGATATTAATTATCTTTTAGCTAGACCAGAATGGCATGATCAGAATGATGCTAAGATAGGTGGTGGAGGTGATGGAATTGTTAATAAAGAAAAACGTCGAACAAATATTTCTTGGATGGGTGTTGATAAAAACAACCAACACATTTGGGAAAAAATAACTAACACAATCTGGTCAGCTAATCGGCAATTCTTTCATTTTGATTTGACCGGCTGCTATGAACTTGCACAACTCGGTTCATATACTCAGTATGATCAAGGACACTATGACTGGCACACAGATACAAGCCTTTCTGCATCAAATACTCCATATAGAAAATTGTCAATGTCGATATTGCTAAGTGATCCTTCAGAGTTTGAAGGTGGTGAATTTCAAGTTAAATATGGTAACGATGATATCAAACTAGTAGAGCAGAAAAGAGGTCGTGCTTGGTTCTTTCCTTCATGGACATTACATCGTGTTACGCCAGTCACTAGAGGTATCCGTCGTTCATTAGTTTTGTGGGTTGGTGGTCCTGGATTTAAATGAGGATATTGATTATGGGATTGCCAGAATCTGGTAAAACAACACTAGCAAAAAAATTAGTTGAACTATTAAATTGCACTTGGTATAATGCAGATGAAGTTAGAAAGTTACATAATGATTGGGACTTTTCTACTGAAGGTAGATTAAGACAAGCAAAACGGATGCACGATCTATCCAGTAACATCAATGATAATGTTGTATGTGATTTCGTTGCACCCACAGAGCAAATACGAAGTATATACAATGCAGACTTGATAGTGTGGATGGATACAATCGAAAAAAGCAGATTTGAAGATACTAATTTAATTTTCGAAAATCCAACAAGATATGACTTTAGAATTCATGAAAAGAATTCAGATAAATGGTCAAAAATTATTTTTAATTATATAAAAAGTGAATGATGTTTAACTATTGCCCACCCAAAGAACTACAAGACCTACAATCAGAAACTTTTCCTGACGGTAAAAGATATTACAAGTTGCCTGATGGTACTAAGCTACCATCAGTAACTACTGTTGTTGGTGCCAAAAAGAAAAAAGCTATCATGGAATGGAGAGCCAGAGTTGGTGAAGAAGAAGCCAATCGTATCTCCAAACAAGCTACTTCCCGTGGCACTAATGTACATACTATCTGTGAGAACTATCTAAATAATAAACAGGATTACATGAAAGGTGTGATGCCTGATGCTGTTGAGTTTTTTCTCTCAATAAAACCCTATCTGAACAAGATAAACAACATTCATTATCAAGAGCAAGCGTTGTGGTCTAAAGCAGTAGGTATGGCTGGTAGAGTAGATTGTATTGCAGAGTATGATGGTAAACTCTCTGTAATTGATTTTAAGACCTCTGCAAGACCAAAGAAAAGAGATGACGTACTAGATTATTTTTGGCAAACTACAGCATATGCTTTAATGTATGAAGAACTAGTTGGTACTCCTATAGATAATCTTGTGATTATCATTGCAGTCAAAGATTCTTCGCCTATCATTTTTCAAGAGAAAACATCCGATCATTTGGATGGTTTGGTTGATGTTATCAAGTATTATAACCAAAATAAATCTTGACAATTACAAATTAATTTGTTACAATCTAAGGAGATAAACATGGGCATTCTGCTCTTTGTTGTCGTATTGTTTGGTAACGCTGCTGTCTTTGGTTTAATAGATAGGAGCATCAATGTCAGATACGGATAAAAAAACATTACTGGATAAATTCGAAAGAACCTTTGATAATGTTCTAAGAGTTGCTTGGTTGATGTTTACGATAGTCATTATCATAAATAATTGGCCATTCAAATAATCAGGAACTAAAATGTTCTACGCTCTTTTTGTAACTTTTATTCTTAATGGTAATCCACCAGAAGAACAGAGATGGAAAACATACGATACCTTTGAGCAGTGTTGGGAAGCAGCTACTATAATAGTAAGAGGTAGAGATAATTTTACAGCAAGATGTGTTTTAGTTGAAAGTAAAGAATAAAATTGTTGTATATCCTTCAAAGTGAAGGCATTCTGGACGTGGGTTCGACTCCCACCTGGTCCACCAAAAGCATATTCTTTGAGGTCTTGGTCGTTACCTGCGTAGCAAAAACGGCGACAGAATATGCTTCTGATGGGCCAGACATGGTTTCGACAGGGTGAAATAACGGAGACGGCAACACGGTAGGCGATGACCGTAAATCAAGCAAAACCATAAATGCAAACGATGAAAAGTTCGCACTGGCAGCCTAAACACTGACCGGAGTTTTGCTAGTTGGACTTGGCAACAGAATCAACTAGCTTATAATCATGATTTTCTCTACTTGACAATCCCCATCAAGTTGATATATAATCTCAGTTGTAGCATGTGCTACGACATTTTAAAGGAGACTAGTATGACTTGGATGACACCTTCAGCACAAGATATGCGTTTTGGTTTTGAAATCACTATGTACATTGCAAATCGCTAAATAATAGTACTGGTTGCAACACTTAAAGGTTCAGTGGGTACCTTTACCAAAAACCCACTATTACACACAACACACAATAAGGAGAAGTAAATGAGTAATCTCACACCGTTCGAGATTCGCCTCGAACTTTTAAGAATGGCGAAAGACCTTTTATTGGAAGAATATCATTCTAATAAAGATCGCCTTCAACAAGAATGGCATGTAAAGGTAGAGTCCGCTAAACTAAACGGGCAACCAATACCTGAACATCCAGCCTTTCCAACATATCCCACAGAAACAGACATCATTAACAAAGCACAGTCTTTGAATGGGTTCGTTTCAAACATCACAACAGAAAAGACTACTAGCAAAAAGTCTACCTGATCGGGACCGGGTGTGCTTCGGCACACCTCTAACTATTAAGGAGAAGTAATGCTTAGAGATAAGTTCACAAACATATTCAGCGTAATCAGTTTATTGATTGTTGCTGCCCTATTATCCGTTTCTGTAATTGCAGAAACAATGCCTCAAGTAGTTGCTGAGGAAATAATTACAGAGACAAAACAAGTTATGGCTAAAGACGTTGAATGTCTTGCCAATAACATTTACTATGAAGCTGCGTCCGAATCGTTTGAAGGAAAACTTGCCGTAGCTCAAGTGACTATCAACAGAACAAAATCAAACAATTATCCAAACAACATTTGTGGTGTTGTTTATCAAAGAACCTTGTATAGAGGAGTTACAGTATGCCAATTTAGTTGGACCTGTGAAAAAGTTTCCCGTGCAAAAAACAAATATTTGTGGGAAGAAGCACAATATATTGCCAAAAAAGCATTGACAGAGCCTATTGCTCATGCTAAAATAGCAGCACATAACGTCATGTTTTATCATGCTACTTACGTTAATCCTGGTTGGAAAAAGAGTGGTGTGGTAATGCGAATTGGGAATCACATTTTTTATACAAGAACATAATGCCAACAAGAGAAGAAATTAAGACATTCAGTTTGATGATAGAAGCAATGGCAGGAGAAATGAAGTCTGATTATTTGGATGCTATACTTCATCACTGTGAACAAACAGGACTTGAACTTGAAGTCGCCTCATCACTAATCTCTCCTGCTCTCAAATCAAAAATAAGAGAGCAGGCAGAGAGTAACAATCAATTGAAGAAAACAAACAGACTACCTTTATGAGTGAAAATGGCGGATACGCCGTCTATATGATGTATCAATCTTTGAGATTGCATTTTATATCTGATAGTTACGATTACTTCAAATATAACGGCAAGACAAATAGCACCAAAGAATCTTTTCTTACACACAAAAACAAATATTCGTTTTATAAATTATCCAGAAAATATTCTTTGGAAGATTGCAAAGACTTTTTGGTATCCAATTTCGTATGCCAAGATTTCAATTGGGTTGGTGAATTACTCACACCAGAAGCAGAAGATAATTATAGAAACTGGCTAAAAACAAAACAATCATTGACATATACTTTTGAAAATGATATAAGTTACTTGTTTGATCATCATAAAGATTTCATATCAGTCAAATCTGGATCACCAAAACTATATGATGAATTGCTCAGACACAGAGTAACTTTGGAAACGGTTGTAATACTCAATGACTTGATGAACTTTTTACCAATGTGGGAGAAGAAAATTGATGATGATATAATATGGCCAACTTGGAAAAGAAAGATAAAAAAGTATACACCTTTCGTTGTGTATGATAAAATAAAGTTTCGTGACATTGTGAGAAAATATCTATGAAAACACTGTATTTGGATATGGATGGAGTTCTGTGCAACTTCGAAAAACGATTTGAAGAATTGTTCAACAAGACTCCAGGTGAATCAAGAGATCAAAAAGAATTCACTAATGATTGGCCAACTTTTATTGAAGGTGGTAACTTTGCAACACTAGAATGGTGGCCAGGTGGTCAAGAACTACTAGAGTTTGTTGATTCTATTCCTAACATCAACATTGAAATTCTAAGTTCAAGTGGTGGACCTAAATATCACAAAGAAGTAACAGAGCAAAAACAGAAGTGGTTACAAGATCATGGCATTAAGTACAAGCAAAATATTATTCCAGGTAGCAGATTGAAAGGTACCTATGCCAGAGGTGCCAATACCATTCTTGTTGATGATACTGACTATGTTATAGAAGGTTTCATTGACAATGGTGGTATCGGTATATTACATAGAGATTTAGGCAATACTAAGAGATTGATACTGGATGCTCTTGCAGTATGACTAAATACTATGATATAATGAGATGTATGTGGACAAGTCGTTTATACTACGTTTATACTAGGAGATATTAATGGATTTTTCAAAACTCAAAAAGAGTTCGTCTAACCTTGACAAACTCACCAAAGCACTAGAAGCAGTCAACACTTCTTCAGAATCAAATTCCGACGACGATCATTACTGGAAACCTGAACTAGATAAGTCTGGTAATGGCTATGCAGTCATTCGTTTTCTTCCCGAACCACCACAAGATGAAGATGGACTCCCATGGGTCAAAATGTTCCGTCATGGCTTTCAAGGTCCTGGTGGTTGGCTAATTGATGACTGCCGTACTACACTCAATGAAAAGTGTCCTGTTTGTGAACACAATACACAATTGTGGAACTCAGGCATCGAAGCAAACAAAAAGATTGCCCGTGATCAAAAGCGTAAGCTAACCTACATTTCAAACATTTACATTGTTGAAGATCCTAAGCATCCTGAAAACAACGGTAAAGTTTTTCTATTCAAATATGGTAAGAGCATCTTTGATAAAATCAATGGTGCAATGCATCCTGAGTTTGAAGATG